CCGACGATCTTGGTGTCGATGCCGAGGTTGGTCATCAGCTTCTGCTCGCTGGCGATGCCGGCCATGCCGCCCTGCGACGTCCAGCCAACGTCCTTGGCCAGGTCGGTCGCCTCGCGCAGCGTCGGATTGCGCCCGAACCGCTCCGCGAACCTGACCGCGGCCGCGGGCCCGCAGGCTGCGTAGGCCTCCGCGCTGGTCAGCTGGCTGTCGCCGAACTGCGAGACATCTTGATAGCCCAGGTCACTGGCGGGTCGCGTGCTGCGCTGCTGCGCGCTCGAGAGGATCGTCTTGACGTAGTTCTGCGTTTCGGCAAACGGTGGTACGCCGCCGTACTGGTCAACGGCTCCGCCGCCCGCGTTGTAGGCCGCAAGCACCTTCGAGTAGTCGCCGTTGTACTTCTTCAGGTTCTGTGCATCGAGCCGCGCCGCGGCATCCAGACTGGCGTACGGATCGGTCGGATCGACACCCACGCCCTGCGCGGTGGTGGGCATGAACTGGGCGACACCGAGCGCACCCGCGGGTGACTTGGCCGTAGGGTCGAAGCCGGATTCTTGCTGGATCTGGGCAACGAAAATCTGCGGATCGATGCCCGCGCGCTGAGCCGCGGCCCTGGCGTAGTCCTGTAGCGACATCGACCGGTCTGGTGGTGCCGCGGCCGCGCTGGTATCGACAGGTGCGCCACCGCTGATCGACGGCTGCCCGCCGCCAAGCGTCTGGATCGTCGGCTGCACCGCCGTCGCCAGTGACTGCAGTCCGCTCTGTGCGCCACCGGTCAGGGTGTTGACGTGGTCCAGCAGCGCGCTCTGCACCTGGTCGCGCTGCGCGCCGAGCTCAGTCAGCGCGCCGCCGACAGCCTGCTGCCCCTGGCCCAGGACCTGCAGCGCGTTCTGCTGCGCGCCCTGTGTCAGGCCGTTGACGTGTTGCAGCAGCGTGCTCTGCACCTGGTCGGGCGACGGCACCTGGATCTGTGGCGGCGCCTGCGCCAGTCCAGCAGCGGCCTGCACCGGCTGCACGACCTGCTGGCCGACCTGCTGCGCCTGACCGAGCAGGCTCTGGACGTGCTGGTGAAGCTGGTCCTGGATCGAGTCGCGCAGGTCGTCGAGGAGGATCGTGCCCGGCATGGCTACGGACCCGAAGGCGGCAGCGGCAGACCGTTAGGTCCGAGGATGACGGGGACTGGTGGCGGAGCGACCGGTGCGACCGGTAACGCTGCTGGCGGTGGGAGCACTGGAGTTGGGGCTGGGGCAGGTGGTGGGGCTGGCGCCAGCGCTGCTGACGCGTTCGCCGCGAACGCCTGCATGCCGGCACCGGGTGGCGGGGGTGGTGCGACGCCTGGGGCGGTGCTCGGTGGCTGCACGCCGATGCGCTTGGCGACGTCCAGGAACTGTTGCGGGTCGCGCCGCGCTTCCGCCTGCAGCCACTGCCGATCGTTCGCCATGTACTTCGAGCGGTACAGGTCGTCGAGTTGCGCGTTGCTGACCTGCGCCATGTCGGGATGGTTCTTGTTGTCGCCGAAGACGCCCTGCGCGATCTCCGGCGCGTCGCGCTGAATCTCGTTGGTGATCTCCGACTGGAGACGCACGATCTCGTTCTGGCGCGTGCCCGGCGTGGTGTAGGCCACGGCTCAGGCTATTTGCCCTTGTCCTTCACCCCGCGGCTCTTGTCGAGAGCGATGTCGCGCTTCGAGCCCGGCTTGATGCCTGCCTTCTTGTCGGCGCGCGCGTCGCTCGACGGCGTGTACTTCACGGTCCTGGTTACGCGAGCCATGACTAGCCACCTCCTGGTGCAGCCGCGCCCTGCGGCCCGAACGGCACGCCACCGGGTGGCAGTGTGCCGCCTGGCTGCTGCGCGCCACCAATGACCTGCCCGTACGCCGGCGGACCCACCCCGGCTCCGTTTGGCGCGGCCGCCAGCGCGCCAAGATCCGGCACGCCGCCAGCACCGGGCCCACCACCTTCGAACACGCCTGGCTGAGGTTGCTGCCCCGGCGGACCACCGGGCGGCAGACCCGCCTGGAGCTGGCCGCTCAGTGCGAGCTGCTCCGCGTCCTGCGCCTTCTGCAGCATGTCGCCGCGGCCGGCTTCCATGAACACCTCGGCGTCCAGCCACTTCTGGTACGCCGGGCTGGCGCGGATGCGGTCGCGCGCGATGCTGCGCCGAATCTCGTCGGGGTTGTCGCCCAGGTAGGTGACCGCTTCGTCCTTGCCGAACGTACCCGCGGCGAGCCGCTCGTGCGCGTAGCGGGCCATGATCATCTCGTCGGTCGGAAGTTGCGCCTGAACTTCCCACTTGATGCGCATGGGTCGCTCGAGGTCCTTGGGCCCGAAGCCGATGAACTCGGCGACCTGCGTTCCCGAGCCGACATCGACGCCGCCCGAGAACACCCAGACTTTCTCACCCGCGCGTTCGCGGATCAGCGTCCACAACTTCTCGGTCTGACCCTTGAGCAGGCTCTCGATGCCGTGGCGGACGGGCCCGACGCGGGTCCTCGAGTAGCTGAGCACCTGACTGATAGCGAAACCGGCGCCCTCCATACCGCTCAGGGTGGTCACCCTGGGCGACTCGAGGTCGCGGATCGCGCCATCGATCAACGCCATGTGTTTTTCCAGGGTCGCCGCGTCGGGGTACTGGATGCGCTGCAGCTGGCGACCGGGCGGCAGGTTCAGGATCTCGCCCGGATGCACCGTCGGGTCGGTTTCCTTCGGCTTGCCGTCGTCGCCGATGATCATCGCCGCGGGCGTGTCGCCGTAGGTCACCAGCGGCGACAGCAGGTCCCTTGCCACGTATTGCGCGTGCATGGCGCGCAGGTACGCGCGGTACTGCACCAGCCACAGTTTGGTGCGGCCGATGCCCCAGCCGATTTTGCGGTTGCGCCACCAGTTCATGGTCAAGCCTGGCGCGTAGTCGTAGGGCACGCCGAACGGGTACTTGTGGCGGAATTGCTTGACGATGTACCCCGTCGGGTCGCCCTTCATGTTCTGGCCACAGATGGCGTACGAGACCCAGGTGTCGTCCCAGTGCTCCAGGAAGGTCACCGAGCTCAGCATGTTGCGCGACGCCTCGATCAGGTTCTGCGACTGGCCGAGCTCTTCGGGCACGATGTTGCCCTGTGAGTCATAGCCCAGGCGGTAGCGGCGGAACGCCGATCGCATCGGCATCTGGCTGACCTCGAGCACCTCGCACAGGTAGCCGTTGCTCCACTGCGGGTACACCTTGCGCGGATCGACATACGACCACACGAACGGCGGCCCCGCGCGCTTCTTGGCCTCTTCGGTGAGCTTGTCGTACGCGGTGTAGTCCGCGGTCGTCGACGACGCGCTCTTGGCCGGGTCGGGAATGCCGTAGCGCTCCGACCACAGGTCGCTGGCCCACAGGATTTTGGCCCAGCCGCCGCCGTCGTTCAGCGTCGCGTCGGTGACCTGGGTCATGGTGTCGGAGCCCGGCTCGCGCGTGCCGCACTCCCACAGCGTCTCTTCGGTGAAGTGCTCGAGCTTGCTGGCCACGGTCTGCGCGGTGTCGCCTTCGCCGCCGACGATGGCTAACTTGGGGCGCTCGAGCGTCAGGATGGCGGTCTGCTGGAACGCCTCTTCCGTAATGTCCGGGTCGCGCGGGTCGACGTGGACGAGGACGTAGTCCTTGTCGGCCTCGCTGAGCGCGGGTCGGCGCATCTCGCGCTGCTCGCGGACCAGGTCGATGTCGTTGTCCTGCTGGAGGTATAGATCGCCGAGCTCGGTCTGTAGCGACGTGAGGTATTCGCTGTCGGGAGCCTTCAGCTCCTTCTTCGAGCGGTCGATGGCCACGACGCTGCGAGTGTAACGCTCAGTGTTTCACGGGGATGTTTCACGCCGGCGGCTCATTTAGAATGGCGTCTCCGGCAGTGGCGGCCAGCCTGCACAATCGCCGTGCAGGGTCGGAACAGGCGGGAAGAAGTTGGAGCAATCCAGACCGGCGATGCCTGCGGCCTACTGACGGAGCGGCCGCCACATCATCGCCTGCCGGCCGCGAAGCGGTACGCGCTGCGCCCGTGGGGTGCGGACTCGAGCCCTTCGCCGAGGTGCGCCAGTGCGAGCGCGATGACCGTGTCGTCGTGCAATCCCGACGGTGCGGAGTAGCGCACCATACCCGTCACGGTCACGCTGCTCTCAAAGGCCAGCAGCTCGGCGGTCTGCACCTGGTCGTCCAGCAGCGTCAATTGCCCCTGCTCGATGGCCAATGCCAGGCTCTGAATGACCGCGGCCTTCGACGCATTCGTCGCGGTCCACGCGTAGATCGGCAGCGCCGCGCGCGGTCTGCCCACCAGGCGCCCGTAGCCGGTCTGCAAGCGCTCGACGAGCGGTCCGCCCATCGAGTTGGACTCGGCCACGATCTGCAGCGGGTGGTACAGCTCGGCCCAGCGGTGCAGCCGTTCGGACTGGTACTCGAAGTCGATGTTCGAAAAGCGGTCCAGCGCGACCTGCTCGCCGACGCTGACGTCGATGACGCTGATGGCCGTGAAGTCGTTGCTGCGACCCCAGTCAACGCCGAAGACGTACTGATGCCCGCGCTGGGGTGGTGTTGGCTGCAACCGAGCGACGGCCTGCACGCCGCGGAAGACGCCGTCGCCCTCGAGCTGGACGAACTGGGCCAGGTACTCCTGGGCAAAGGCCCGCTCCGGTAGCTCGTGCCGTGCGGCTTCGATCTCCTCCGCGCCGATGTAGGGATTGACGCTGGTCGGCATCTGCCACGATCGCCACGCCGGCTCGAGTGGGTCCTGGCCGAACTGGTAGACCTGGTGGAAATCGTTGAGTCCGCGGGGTGTCGACAGGAACCACGCGTCGCCGGCGAAATCCGCGAGGGTCGGGCGGATGGCGAGCTGCCAGATGTCCAGCAGGTTCGACACCATCGCGGCTTCGTCGACCACCACGCGCGCATACTTCCGACCGCGGGCCGGGTTCGGGTCGTCCAGCGACCAGAGCTCGATCACACCCCGCGTCGCGAGCTCGAGTCGGTGGTCCTGCTCGGACTTGCTGCGCGTGATCGG